ATACCCCGCGACGTAAGCCATGGAGTTTTGTTCGAGCGTCCCCACAAAGACAAAACCCTCACCCCAAGACTTTGACAATGCATCGCAGATTTCACAACAGTATGCGCGTTTAAGAGTTTGAACGTTACGACACGGCGGATGGCCGAATAGTGCCAAATGATAGTGCGGCAGCCCGCTTTTTTCGCCATACTCACCGACCGCGAAATGTCGGAACGATATCTTGTATAGCCGGTGCATTCGCATTCTATGCCTTTTAAGGAACACTTGCATTCTACGCGGCCAAACGGACATATCGGCCGGTAACTTTTCTGGCGCGTAGGTAAGGGTGACAAAAGCGTTATCCTTATATTGTGCCGCCTCTAGCATCATCCGATGCGTCCACTCACGGCGCTTCTTTATACGACAGGGGACGCAATGGCCGCAGCCATACGCGCCCCCATCCTGAATGTGTGGCTTCTGACAATTAGACACGGTATCCGATCCGTAGCGGCCTGCGGCCTCGGCGCTTCATCGTGCGGCGTTTGCCGCGAAACGAGCGACGGCTCCTTCTTCTCCTACGAAAAGCCATTAGTCTCTCCATTCTTTAGGATACGCGGACATCCCGGGTATCCAGTCAAACCTACCACCACGCTTCTCCAATGTATACTGCCCGAATATAGGATTGAATTTCCAATACATACCCTCTGGTGGCTCGTAAGGGTAAGTTTTCCAGGCTTCATCAAAGCCGGGCATTATCTTATTTCTAGCAAACCACTGAAATGCCGCTAACGGTTGACTTTCGTGCGCTTCGCCAAGCTCTTGAGGTACCTCCGGTGCATATCCATGTTTTGTTCGCCACATATCGACTTCTGGATTGACGCCAAAAGATCGGTTTGGCTCATTTCCGGCTGGCGTGAGATTTCTTTGTAGCCGGATTTTTGCATTTCCCTGTCCGTCCATAATCGGGATTGTTTCATCGTTCACCAGTGGATAAGCCGGGGGAGTTCCCGGCTGGTTTCGGAGATTAAGCTTTGACAGCAAATCGGCCCGCTTAATTTCGTTATCAATTTTAAGCCCCTCCAATTGGGTTTGAGCAATATCGGTTGCGAAGTGCCCTGCACGTCCAAGATGACCGGCAGTAGCATCGACGGCACGGCCGATGTTTTGGCCAGCGGCGCTGATAGCACTAGGAACTTGAGAACCACCAACAGATACAGGGCTATAAGAAGCGGTATTAGCACCAAGAGCGTAAAGCTTGGATATTCCGGCGGCTTTCGCATCCTCTGCCCTCCATTGAATTCCTTTTTGCGCGAACATAATCTGATCTTGCCGGTTTTGCTCGGCAATTCGCGCCTGCTGTTTTTGGGCGTCCTTTGCAGCGCCGATACCAAGGAGGCTCGCCCCGGCGCCTATCAATGCTCCTAACATTTTACTTTACTCCAGAAGTTTCTCCGCCTGTGTTTGGATCGTCCTCCGGACCCAGTACGGTTTCTAGCAAATAAGACCTCCTTTCTAACACGTCGTCTGACACAAATAGCGGTTCGATCCGGCTGAGCAAACCCAACTGCGTGCGTAGCGGTTTGGTGAAGCCGGGTCGCCGCGTTGATGAGGGAAGAAGGCTTAGCCGACCGACGTGTAGGATTGTGAAATCGTCCATCCGATTCAACTCCCCAAGGCTCGATTAACGTGTAAGGCCTCAGGCTCGAGGCTGATGGAAATATAGCGGGTGCTGCGGTGACGATGGCCTGAGTCTGTTTTGAAGGGGACAGCAACGAAGTTAGCGATGACGGAGAGCCATACGCGCTGCCCCTTGTGGAACTACCCTTGGCCATGTGTGTCACCTAGCGTAGTGCGTATGGACTGAGACGCACTGATTTTCGATAAGATCGGGGGGAAGGAGACCTCCCCCCCGCGCCCCCACCACCCTAGTAAGCCTCCGGCGGGAAGTCACCAAGCGATCACCCGAAGCCCTCTTTTTGTGAAGGGCTCCGGGCGATCTCCGCGAGGTTACGCGGGTGGGTTGTTTTCCGGCTTCGCCGGAACCGGCGCCTGCGGCGCCGGTGGCTGGGCGTACCGCCGAGCCTGTTCTTCCAGTGCTCGCATTCTGGCTCGCGTTTCTTTGATGCTGGGTATCATGTCGTTTTCCCAGCGTGATTGAAGCTGCGGATCGTCATCAATTTCGAAGTCGTCCGCTTCTTCCTCCGTTTCAGGTTCCATATCGTCCAGCGCTTTTAGCTGGCGAACCTGCTGTCTAATTTGCTCGGCAAGAGATAATGATGGTTTGTAGCCGAGCGGCGGCTGCATTGGCGTTGGGTTTAGTATCTCCTTATTATCCGCTGAAAAGCGGTTGTGTTTGTCCGTGGTTTTAAACACGTCCTCGAACTTCGGTTTTTCCTTCACAGCCATAGTTCACCTTTTTGTCGGCGGGCGCCGTGGCCGTTCATCTTCGCCACGGCGCCCGATTACACTTTTCACGGCGCCCGATTACAAAATAAAACTGGTGCCGGTGGCACAGACCAAGCGGCGCGCCTGGATGGAGTGCCGAGCCATAATTTGTAGCACGTCCTCTGAGGGGACGGCAAATGGCTCCTCTGTCGGGACGCATTTGATAAAGTCTGCGTTAAGAGCCGGTGTAGAACCGAACTGCCTGGCGAAGTGCCAGTAGTCCAGAGTCGTCCGGAACTCGCCTGCTATGCTCGAGAAGACCCTCCTGTATTCGTCGTAGCGGTCCTGGTAACCGAACGTCCCGTCCGGGGTCGCGTGGGCCGCGTAGACCTCCTTGTTGAGGACTGGTTGTTGGCCGATATGTTCAAGCTCCTTTTGCCAGAAGTCCTCTTTCGTTCGCCGGTTCCAGTGTCGAGCAAGTCCGCTTGCATAGATGGTTTTGGGACGGGCGGTAAGCAAAGTGATGACATATCCATGTTCCTCAAAGAACCTGCGATATCTATTAGAACGCATGCTAGATATTCCATGGCCGCGCAGCGTTCCGACGGGGTCTGTGCCTTCGCCTGTTTGAAGAACTTCAGAGAATTGAATAGTTTCTTTTCCACCGCCAAGATACTCGGGCCGCTGTAACCGTGCGTCTGACGACCTAACTCCAAGATATCTGAGGTATTCTGTGTATCGTGATCCATAACGCGCTCGAGCCTCCTCATAACGTTGAAGTGCCAACGCCTCGCGAAGAACATTAACAGTGACAGCTGAGGCCGATGATAAATCCGCAAAGATTTGCGGCAGCGCCGTACTGTCCACGGCGGTCGATGCTAGCACGCTCATTGACGACCCGTCTATAAGCCAGCTGTCCGGATAGGTAGGAGTTGACCCGTCCGTTTCCTTCATCGCTTGATCGGTGTTTGTAAACCCTCCTGCAGTCCCCGAAGACCTAATACCAATTCCCGTGACCGGAGCCGTTGTTCCAAGTGGAACGGTAATAGCCGGCCCTTTCTGCTCCCATGGCCTTGCCGTCGTGAAGTAGTCTTTTTCCCACGCGGCTATTTGGAGGGTTGTGTTAGTGGTGGTGTCGACGCCGGATGTTGTGTCGATGGTGAGAGCGGAGACGAGGTCCTGGTCCCGGTACCATTCGTTAAAAATGAGGGCATAAGCTCGAAAGGGGAGCGCTGAGACGGGCAAGTCAGCGACGCCTGGAACGACCCCAAGATAATCGGCAAGGCTGCCAACAGGTGCTCCAGTGGATGGGGGCATAGCAATTGTCGGGAATACTGAAGCGTCCATTCCATCCGGTCCTCCAGTGATAAAGGGCTCCCAATCATCCCAGATGAGTCGGTGGGGTACAAACCAGTGAGCAATGCTGACTGAGACGGGATGCATAACTGGACTGAGAAGGGGAGCCGCTCGGATGAGGGCATTGGTCGCTTGCTGAATGCTGTCACCTGCTAGTACCTCCGTTATACCGATTGGGACCAGCTCTCCGAGATCGCAGGAGAGAAGCTTATAGTTCGATAGAGAGTGCTTAGCGCGTTTCATATCGTGTGCCTTTTCCTTTTAAGTTTCGCCCTTGCTTCGATTTGGATCCGTTTCCCTTCGCTCGCTTTGAGTACCTCCGATTGTAATGATACCGAATTATTGAATGCAGCCTCTCGCAAAGGCTGCAATAACGCTTTGTATTCATCCCGCGTTACCTGGGGGGCATTTTTTTCACGCCCCATAAGAGCCCTGAGAGATCGACGCAAATAGCGGCCAAGCGGATAAGCTGTAGGGCCATGTTGAAGCGTAGCCGGGACATCAGCCAGTTTTTCATCGAGTTTTAACTCCATTAGTGTTGACGCTACCTCATGCATCATCCCGTACCCGATACCGGGCTTTAAAGACATACGGGCGAATTCTGGTGCTCGCCCTTCTAAGCGATAATCATCTGCCTTTGTCATCTTTTTATTAATATACCCCGCGACGTAAGCCATGGAGTTTTGTTCGAGCGTCCCCACAAAGACAAAACCCTCACCCCAAGACTTTGACAATGCATCGCAGATTTCACAACAGTATGCGCGTTTAAGAGTTTGA